CAGCAAATTCAGTTTCAAATACAACCAATATAATTCCTTACGCCAAATCGTTTATTGGTGGTCGCGATGGTATAACAGAATCTGACGGCAACGTTTCTGCACTTGGTTCTGCATATGATCTTTTTGCTGATGCAACATCTGTTGATATTTCACTTCTTCTTGCTGGTAAAGCAGTTGGTGGTACAGCTAATGCACAACTTGCTAATTACCTCATCGATAATATTGCTGAAACTCGCAAAGATTGCATTGTGTTTGTATCTCCTGACAAGGCAGACGTTGTTGGTGCCAACGTAGAAAACACTCAAGCTTCTAACATTGTAACATTCCGCCAAGAAATTCATAGCACTTCATACGCAATGATCGATTCGGGTTACAAATATCAATATGATAAGTACAATGACGTATACCGTTACATTCCATTAAACGGCGATATTGCGGGTCTTACAGCACGTACAGACAATTTACGCGATCCATGGTTCTCACCTGCTGGTTTTGCTCGTGGTCAGATCAAAAATCTTGTCAAGCTTGCTTATAACCCAGGCAAAACAGATCGTGATATTCTTTATAAGAATGATGTCAATCCTGTTGTTACATTCCCAGGGCAAGGTACAGTCCTTTATGGTGATAAGACAGCACTTGGACGCAATAGTGCATTCGATCGTATTAACGTACGTCGTTTGTTCATTGTCCTAGAAAAGACAATTGCAACTGCCTCAAACTCAACACTATTTGAGTTCAATGACGAGTTTACTCGTGCACAGTTCCGTAATCTTGTTGAGCCATTCCTCCGTGATGTACAAGGTCGCCGTGGCATCTATGACTTCCGCGTTGTTTGCGATGAAACAAATAACACTGCTGAAGTTATTGATTCTAACAGTTTCGTTGGAGACATCTATATCAAGCCAGCCAAGAGCATCAACTTTATCCAGTTGAACTTTATTGCTGTTCGCTCTGGTGTAGAATTCACCGAAGTCGTTGGCCAATTCTAATAAATAAAAGAAACTAGGAGGAAAGCACAATGGCTTTTAATATCAACGAAATGAGAAGCCAACTCGTTTATGGTGGTGCAAGGCAAAATTTATTCCAGGTTCAAATTCTGAACCCTGCAAATAGTTCTGGTGATCTTAAGACACCATTCATGGTACAGGCTGCTCAGATCCCAGCATCGGATCTGGGTGTCATTCCTGTATTCTACTTTGGCCGTCAGATGAAACTGGCTGGTGATCGTACATTCGGTGAATGGACTGTAAACATCGTTAACGATGAAGACTTCTTGATTCGTAACGCAATGGAAGAGTGGTCAAACAAGATCAATCGTCTTGAGCGTAACGTTCGCGAAATTGATCGTTATAAGTCTTTAGCAACAGTTACACAATATGCCAAAGATGGTGCTAAGATTCGTGCATACGAATTTAATGGTATCTTCCCAAGCAATATTACAGCAATTGATTTAGATTGGTCGACAACCGATCAGATTGAATCGTTCCAGGTTACATTCCAATACGACTACTGGACAGTCGGTCAGAGCTCAACCGGCTCTGGTGGTGGACGCTAATATAAGTAAGGGGTAACCATTCCCCTTACTTTTTTGTTATTAAATTGGAGAATCCATGGCCGAATTATTTGGTTTTGAAATTAAGAGAAAAAATGAACCGGTAGATATCCCTTCGTTTACACCTAAAGCAATCGATGATGGTGCAATGGTTGTTGCCGAAGGTGGTGTCTATGGTACGTTTGTTGATCTTGACGGTGCAGTTCGTACAGAAGCAGAGTTAGTTAATAAGTATCGTGAAGTTGCAATGCATCCTGAGGTCGAGATGGCCGTTGATGATATTGTTAACGAGGCTATCGTTGCTGATCCCAAAAAAGAGATTGTTAGTATTAATCTAGACGATCTTGAACAACCTGAAAAAATTAAAAAGATGATTATCGAAGAGTTTGACAATGTTGTCGATCTCCTTGAGTTTAATCAGCACGCATACGAAATCTTTAAGAAGTGGTATGTTGATGGCCGATTAATTTATCATGCTATGATTGATGAAGAAAATCCTAAAGAAGGTATAAAAGAACTTCGTTATGTAGATCCACGCAAGATCCGTAAAGTTCGTACAGTCAAGAAAAGAAAAGTTTCGTCTGGATCGAATGTTACCGTTCCACAATCAGCTGGTGAGTTCTACATCTATAATGAAAAAGGCTTTGCAAAGACAGCAGGTGTTCCTAATAACGTAGCACCTTTTCAAGATACTGGCGCGCAAGGGCTTAAGATTGCAGTTGACTCTATTGTCAACGTATCATCTGGCCTTGTTAATGTAAACGGTGACCTTGTTATTGGTTACCTTCAGAAGGCGATTAAGCCACTGAATATGTTGAAAGCGATGGAAGACTCATTGGTCATCTATCGTATCTCGCGTGCACCTGAACGTCGTATTTTTTATATTGATGTTGGTAACCTTCCTAAACCAAAGGCAGAGCAATATCTTCGTGATGTTATGACTCGTTTTAAGAATAAGGTTGTGTACGACTCAGCAACTGGTGAAATCAGAGATGACCGCAAGCATATGACTATGCTTGAGGATTTCTGGCTTCCACGTCGTGAAGGTGGTAAGGGAACAGAGATTACTACCCTCCCGGGCGGGCAGAATCTCGGCCAGATGGATGATGTTACATACTTTCAGAACAAACTTTATAAGTCATTGAACGTTCCTATCGGCCGTATGGATCCAGGTGCACAGTACAGTTTTGGTCGTGCTACAGAGACTACACGTGATGAAGTTAAGTTTGCTAAGTTTATTACACGCCTAAGATTAAGATTTTCAGATTTATTTACACGTATCCTTGAGAAGCAATTGATCCTTAAGGGAATCATTACTTCAGAAGATTGGGCAGAGTTCAAGACTAACTTTAAATACGAGTTTGCTGAAGATAACCACTTTGCTGAACTTCGTACTACTGAAATCCTTCGTGATCGTATTTCGATGCTTCGTGATGTTGATGACTATGCTAATAAGTATTATTCGCATGAGTGGATCCGCCGCAACGTTCTTTATCAAACTGAAGAGGACATGAAGGAAATTGATGCGCAGATTGTTGAAGAAAAAGACAACCCACAATACAATCAGCCAGAGATTGGACCTGACGGTCAACCAGTTCCTGGAATGGGTATGCAACCGGATGACGCTGGAACACCTCCTAGCGAACCCGGTGTAAAACCGCCTAAGGATGCTGACTTTGGTCCAGCAGTACCTGATGTGGTGAAGAAACCTGCTTGATTATAAATAAAAAGAAACTGGAGAAAAATTATGCCAAATATTGAAGATCTTGTTAATTCCGGGCTTGACCAACAACCAACAAAGTTTGCTTCGGTGTTTAATGATATTATGGGCCAAAAAGCACTAGACGCTTTGGATGCTATGCGTACCGGTATAGCACAAAACATCTATGCTGGAGAAGAAGAAGAAGATTTAGAACCAGAAGATCAAGACGACGATCTCGACGACGATCTCGACGACGATCTCGATGATGACATCGATGATGACGAGTTTGATGATGTCGACGATCTAGAACTGGAAGATGAAGATTTAGACTTTGATGACCAAGATTTAGAAGGACAGGACGACGATGGCGAAGACGCTTAAAGATTTCGTAGAAGGTTACTTAAAAGTAAAGTCTGCCGATGAACAGAAGTTTATCGACAAGCACGCTACTGCCAAAGTTGCCGATCGCAACGGAAATGGTGACGATGTCTTCAAAGGCAACACCAAGACCAACGACCGTCGTAAGGATCGCCATGGTTATAATCCAGGCGAAGATGAAAAGGTCTATGAAGCTCTTACAGGCAAGCAGCACAAGATCGATGCCAACAAGAATGGCAAGGTTGATGCGCATGACTTCCACCTCCTTCGTAAGAAGAAAAAAGTTGCCGAAGAAGCTGAAGAACTCGAAGAGCTTTCAACAGATACTCTGAGAAATTACAGAGCAAAAGCGAAAGATGATGCATACGACGCAGCTGATGTTGATGACGATCGTCGCCTCCGTAAACGTTCAATGGGTTCGTGGGATGCTGGTAAAAAGATTCTAAAGCGCGGCGATGCTTTAAGAAAAGAAGAAGCTGAGCAGATCGACGAGATCTCGGCCGAAAAGAAAGATGCATACGCACAAAAAGCCGGTAAGCAACTTCCAGGTTTGTTTGCAAAAAGCAACAGTGCTGATGGAGCTCGTAAATACTACAATCGTAAGAACGCCGTTCGTAAAATTGCTAACGAAGAAGCCGATCAGATCGACGAGATCCTTGATACACCAGAAAAAGCTGCTAACTACAAAGCCAAAGCTCAAAAGTCTTTCAGCAAGAATGTCTGGATAAGCGGAGATAAAGTAGCCCATCAGACAGCGAAAAAGCGTCTTTATGGTTTATCACATCCAAAGGTTGCTGAAGAAATAGAGATTGAAGAAAAGCTGAACATGGACAAAGCTTCAATGGGAACCGTAATCAAGGATTTCCAAAAGTCTGATGCTCCTCAGTTCCAAGGTAAGTCACAGAAGAAGCGCCAAGTGATGGCGATCGCTGCTAAGC